AGTAGTTTAGGATGGGAGAATAGATGGGTAGATGCTATGGCTGATGATAGGAGGATGGTTATAGCATTGTTAGTAAAATATTTAAGGGGAGGTATGTTATGAGAAGACGTATAATGACAGGCCCCAAAAGCTTGGATGTATTGTATACATACACTTATAATAGTAATAATTACCATACATTTGTAGCTCCAAAGTCGGCGTATTATTATGTTGAGTGCTGGGGTGGTCAAGGTAATTATGGTTACAATGATAGCGAAGATAGGTTTACCAGATCCAATGACCCTGGGTATGGTGGATATGTGGCTGGATTTATCAAGTTAGTTGGTGGTGATATCATTTATGTGTATTGTGGAAATGGTGGACTTAAGCAGACGAGTAATGTTGTAAAATATAATTATAATGGAGGAGGTTCCGGGCATTCAATGACTAATAAGGGCATGGGAAGGTATATCTATGAGGGAGCCGGGGGCGGAGCTACAGATTTGAGGTTGTCCAACAATAGCGATCCTCTAAACTTAGATTCTTTAAAGACCCGTATTATGGTATCCGGGGGAGGTGGTGGAGGATGTGAGTATTATTTTATTGGGCACGGAGGATCAGCGGGAGGGTTGAAGGCGTATCTGGGGGGCTATGCCAAGGGAACTCCTGCATCCCAAGTAGCGGGAGGATCTAACTCCGGCAATAATTTAACTAACGGAAATGGAGGTCTATTAGGAGTGGGAGGAGGATGTGGTTTTGATAGCGTTTCGTATTCCTCTGGTGGAGGAGGAGGTTTTTATGGAGGACCAAGCGGCGGGATATCGTCGAACGCTATTCAAGCTGGTGGTGGAGGGTCCTCGTATATATCCGGTCATCCGGGATGCGTGAAATATGATAAATATGTATTTACTAACACTAAGATGATAGATGGGAACGGGTTCGTATGGACAGATGTGAAGGGGGAATTAGAAAAAATGCCTAATCCTTTGGGTGGATTATATGATTTAGGAAAGGGACATATAGGTTCTGGATATTGTCGTATATCTATATTCCAATAAATATTTATATATCTAATCAGTTTAGTGTTATATTTGCGAAGTAATTAAACGTTTTTAGATATGAAAAGATTGTTATTTTTATTTGCTATGTTATTGACGCCGTTCGCTTTGATGGCGCAAGAGGTAATCCCATCAGAAGGGGCTATTACTATTGATCTGACTACCTTTACCGGTATCATGGCTTTCGTCACGATGTCAGCTACCCAGCTAGCTAAGGTAGTACCGTATATCGATACCCACAAGTGGGCTAAGATCCTATCGGCTATTGTTATTGGCATGTTGACATGTATCTTGGCGTGGTTTCTTCAGGTATCCCCATTGTTGGTAGGTAGTGAATGGTGGGAAGCTTTATTATATGGAGTGGCTGTAGGATTCAGCTCCGCTGGTTTCTATGACATGGTGAAAGCCTTAGGTTCGTTGTTCGTGAAAAGAATTTAGTACTGTTCAATAATTACAATATGTTATAAATTGAATTTCATTGTTTTATAGTTTGTAATTGTGTAATTTATTATTTATATTTGTGCGCCTATCTACTCATCACGAGCGGGTAGGCGCACTTATTAATTTAAAAGCATGATAAAAGTATGAAAAGTAATTTGATTTTGCAGTCAGAAAGTCGAGAATTGTTGGGTAGAAATATCTCTGTTATGTCCAAGGACGGGTTTGTGTGTATAACGGAAGTTATGGAGGCTTTAAATGAAAAACGCAAATCTATGGGATTAGAGTCGAGGAGACTTGATCATTTGTTCTCCACAAATGGTTTTCAGGAAAAGATGAAGGCTCTTGTTAAAGAATTGAGTATAAGCAATATATGTACTGTAAGAAATCTTACAGTACAAAATTATGTATTGGAAATCAATAAGATAACTGATCTTAAAAAATACGGCATGGCTTACCGAAGAGGAAAGGGAGAAGGGCAGAAATGGTATGTCAATCCGTATTTTTTTGTTATGGTAGCATTGGAGTTGGATCCAGAAATATATGCCAAGGTGATAATATGGCTATATGATGGATTTATAGAGGACAGGAATGCCGCCGGAGAAGCTTATATCAAAATGAGTTCATCTGTAGCTAGATTGGTTAATGATAAGAGTCAGTTGTCTGATAGGATATCAAGAGTTGCTAAAGCTATTAATTTTATAGTGTTTAATAAACATGAGAGTGGGATAAGAAATATGGCCACAAAGAATCAGTTGAATGATATAGTGGCTATAGAGAATGTTATTACCGGCATTATAGATGGGGGCTTTATAGATACTTATGATAAGCTTATAGACTATCTTGGACATGAATGGAAGAAGAAATGGGGTAATCCTGTTGCGGCTTTAAAATATTAGTGTTAAAGAGACTCATCGTTATATAAATGGTGAGTCTCCGTTTTTTTAGATTATCTTTGTGTCAGAACGAAATTAATTAGACATGAGCAAGTAT